CATTATTGTACCAACCACATCATTAGTAGAACAATTATTTAAAGACTTTAAAGATTATGGTTATAATAGTGATCGTAATGTACATAGAATATATCAAGGCCACGAAAAAGAAACAAATAAAAGAGTTGTTATTACAACCTGGCAATCAGTTTACAATTTACCAAAAAAATGGTTTAATGACTTTGGTACTGTAATTGGTGATGAAGCACACTTGTTTAAGGCCGTTTCTTTGACAAAGATTATGACTAAACTTGTTAAATGTAAATATAGAGTTGGTCTAACAGGTACTTTAGATGGTACAAAGACACATAAACTTGTATTAGAAGGCCTATTTGGTACTGTAAATAAAGTTGTATCTACAAGTGAATTACAAGAAAATAAACAATTGGCCGATTTAAAAATATTCTGTTTAATACTAAAACACGATAAAAACGCCTGTCATTTTTTAAAAGATAAAACATATCAGGAAGAAATGGACTATCTAGTTTCCAATGAAAAAAGGAATAAATATATTAGGAATCTTTGTCTTTCTTTACAAGGCAATTCTTTATGTTTATTTCAGTACGTTGAAAAGCACGGTGAGATTCTTAAAGGGTTAATAGAAGATAAAGCACAAGATAGAAAAGTGTTTTATGTTCACGGAGGTGTAGAGGCGGATGAAAGAGAAAATATTAGAGCTATTACAGAAAAATCGGACAACGCTATTATTATCGCTAGTTATGGCACTTTTTCTACTGGTATTAATATTCGTAATTTACATAACATTGTTTTTGCTAGTCCTTCAAAATCTAGGATTAGGAATCTTCAAAGCATTGGCCGTGGTCTTCGGTTAAAAGATAATAATTCTTCAGCAACTTTATATGATATTGCTGATGATTTAACTTATAATGAAAAAGAAAATTACACTCTGGCCCATTTTAGAGAAAGAATAAATATCTATAATAGTGAAGATTTTAATTATGAAATACATAACGTGGAGTTAAAGTAAATGCATCAATCAATATCAAAAGTAAAAATAATAAAGCTAGATAATGGCGATGACATTGTTTGTGCTTTTCCTGAAAAACAACTAGACGAAAAAACTGGCCTTATTAGATTGGTAAAACCATTACTAATTAAGTATGTGCCACAACTTACACCTATGGGTTTTAAAGATTTTGTCGCTTTAATTAAATGGGCGGCTTATACAAATGACGAAATCATTACTATACCAATTAAAAAGATTTTAACTATAACTAACGCTTCTATGGAAATGACCAGAAGTTTTGAACATATGAGTAAAGAATATCAAACACTTGAAGCCCCTAGAAAAGAAGATAATTATAGAAGAACTATGCTAAGTAGAGAAGATAATGATAAAGTAAATGAAATATTTGATGAGTTTAGTGATATAGATGATGGCAACGGAACAATCCACTAGCCTGGTAGCCTCAAATCATTCGCTACACGCTCCATTATATACATATTTTCCTAAAAGTCAATGTTGATTTAAAGGAAGATTAAAATAAAAAAAAACAAAAAAATTGTTTAAGGCCATTGACTTTTTAAACAAAATAGAGTATATTATATCTTATGAATAAAACAAAAAAGAAAAACGAGCATTATGTTAACAATGCTGATTTTTTAGAGGCTATGAAGGCCTACAGAAAACAAGTTAACATAGCCAAAAAAGAAAGATTACCTAAGCCTCCAGTAACAGACTATATTGGTAGTTGTTTTTTAAAAATTGCGAATCATTTGTCGTATAGACCTAATTTTATTAACTATACATTTAGAGACGATATGATTAGTGATGGTATAGAAAACTGTTTACAATATTTGGACAATTTTAATCCTAGTAAATCAAACAATCCATTTGCTTACTTTACACAAATCATTTACTTTGCTTTTGTAAGAAGAATACAAAAAGAAAAGAAGCAAGTAACGATAAAACAAAAGTTAATTATGGATAACAACTATGATGACATTACTTTACAGCCAGGTGATGATAGAGAGTTTAAAAATCAATTTAAAGAGTTTTTACAAAAGAATATGAGAAATGTTGAAGAACCAATAAAGAAAGAAAAGAAAAAATCTAAAACTAAAAAGGTTTTAAAGAAAACAAGCACAACTCAATTCTTTGATTAACTATGAAAATTGCTTTACTAAATGATACCCATTTTGGGTGTAGGAATGATTCACCTGCTTTTATCACTTATCATAATAAGTTTTATGATGAAATATTTTTTCCATATATAAAAGAACACAACATAAAAACACTTGTTCATTTAGGTGATGTTGTTGATAGAAGAAAGTTTATTAATCATAATACAGCTCACAACTTCAAGCTTAAGTTTTGGAATAGATTAGATGATTTAGAAATAGATACACACATTATATTAGGTAACCACGACACTTATTATAAAAACACAAATGAAGTTAATGCTATTCAAAATCTAAACATATCATCTAAAGCTACAATCTACACTAGGCCACGTGAAGTAGAGTTTGATGGTACTAAGATACAGTTTCTTCCTTGGATTTGTGATGACAACTATGAAGAATCAATACACGCTATAGATCACTCAAATGCCGACATATGTTTTGGTCATTTAGAAATAAAAGGTTTTGAAATGCACGGTGGGCATATGAATGAACACGGTTTAGAAAGAGATCAATTTAGAAGATTTGAAAAAGTATTATCTGGTCATTTTCATAAGAAATCAGATGACGGCCATATCTATTATCTTGGAACTCAATATCAAATTATGTGGTCAGATTATAATTGTCCTAAAGGATTTCATATCTTTGATACACAAACAAGAGAATTAGAAAGAATTGAAAACCCATACAAGATATTTAAAAAGTTTGTTTATGATGATTCAAAATATGATTATACAAATCAAAAAATTGATAACTATGAAAACTGTTTTGTTAAATTAATAATCTCTCAAAAGAAAAATGAAGAAATGTATAGTAAATTGGTTGAAAGATTTTATAACGACATAAATGTGCACGAGTTGGTTATTGTAGAAGACCCTAGCGATATTCGATCAACAGTAAGAGAAGATATATTAGAACAAGGTGAAGACACACTAACTTTTTTAAGAAATTATATTGACCAAGTAGATACAGATTTAAACAAACACAAATTAAAAGAGTTTGCTAAAGAACTTTATGTGGAGGCTAGTGAATGAGTAAAATAACAAATGTAAAATCTACACACATAAATTGGGGCCCTTATGTAATGAAAACAAAAGTACCTGATTACATCATAAAGAAATTAAAAACTGAAGGTATTAAAACAAAAGAAAGTTATAATCACGCTTTGGCTGGTCATTTAGATAATCAATTTTTATATCCACAAAATGTACAAGAATGGTTTTATAGTGAGATACACCCTATTATACAAGCATATAGAGTTGGTCATTGTAAGTTTCACGGTATTGAAGAATTAAATGTAGATTTAGGAGCAGATGATTTATGGGTCAATTATATGGAAGCTGGTGACTTTAATCCTGTACATACACACGGTGGTGATTATTCGTTTGTATTATTTTTAGATATACCAAAACAATTAAAAAAAGAACAAGAAGATTTTAAAGGCACATCATCAAAACCAGGTTCTTTAATGTTTGAATATACACAACAGGCAAGACCTCGTTGGGCAACCACAGGCACGGCCATTAGTCCAGAAACAGGCGATATGTATATGTTTCCTGCTTTATTACAACATTGGGTTTGTCCATTTAAATCTAAAGTAACTAGAATAAGTGTATCAGGCAATTTAAGGATTTTAAACAAAGAGAAATTACCACGTGATTACTTTTAAAAAAATAAAATATAAAAACTTTCTTTCTACTGGTAACACACCAATAGAAATTGATTTACATAGATCAAACACCACATTAATTGTTGGTAGTAATGGTTCAGGTAAATCAACTTTGTTAGACGCTTTATGTTTTGTTTTATTTAATAGGCCATTTAGAATAATTAAAAAAGAACAAATGGTCAATACTGTCAATGATGGTGATTGTCAAGTAGAAGTAGAGTTTGATGTTGGAACAAAACAATACAAGATTATACGAGGCATTAAACCAAACATATTTGAAATATATCAAAATGATATACTAATAAACCAAGACGCCTCTAATATTGATTATCAGAAATATTTAGAAAACAATATAATGAGATTAAACTATAGATCATTTTTACAAGTTGTATTATTAGGTTCATCATCATACGAGCCGTTTATGAAAATGAAACCACGATACAGACGAGAGGTGGTAGAAGAAATATTAGACATAAGAGTATTTGGCCTTATGGACTTAATATTAAGGCCTCAACAATCAGAATTAACTAAGAATGTTACGGAACTACGCCATAAATGTGATTTAATAGAATCTAAGTACGAAACAGAATTAAAACACTATAAGACGATTTCCGACCTAAACCTGAACGACCTGGACGGTAAAAAGAAGACATTATTAAAGAATGGTGAGGCCAGTTATCAGTATCATAAAAAGATAGAAGAAATTAACATTGAAATAGAATCATATCAGGATAAAGTAAAATATAAAGATAAAGAACAGGCCAAGTTAAATAAGTTATCAAAATTAGAGGCTAAGATAGAACAAAACTTATCTACACATAAAAAAAGTTTAGAGTTTTTCCAAGAAAATGATAACTGTCCTACTTGTACACAACCATTAGAGGCCGAGTTTAGGGGTGAAAAGATTGCCTATGAAAAAGGCAAATTAGTAACTCTAAATGACGGTATGAAAAGGTTAATGGAAGAAATTACTAAACAAGAAGAACTTATTACGGCTATGGAAAAGATGTCAAATAAGATGTATGAGTTAAATGTAGATGTATCTAAATTACAAACTTCAATTGATGAAATAGATAAGTATTCAAATAACATACACGAAGAAATAAAAGCTTTGGAAAACAAACAAACAGATGGTAAAGAAATAGAAAAACATTTAGAACAATTAAAAATTGATTTAGAAAATACTAAAGTTGAAAGAGATAAGGTGATAGAACAAAAAGGTTATGTAGATATATTAAGAGAAATATTAAACGACAAAGGCGCTAAATCTCAAATCATTAAAAAATATGTTCCAATTATGAATACTTTAATTAATCAATATTTACAGGCTATGGATTTCTTTATATCATTTCACTTAGATGAGGAGTTTAATGAAACAGTAAAAAGTAGATTTAGAGATACCTTTAACTATAATAACTTTAGTGAGGGTGAAAAGATGAGAATAGATTTGGCCTTGTTATTTACTTGGCGACAAATTGCTAAAATGAAAAATAGTGTCAATACAAACTTGCTAGTATTAGATGAGATATTTGATTCAAGTTTAGATGGACAAGGCACAGACGACTTCTTTAAAATTATAAAAACTATGACAAAAGAAAACATCTTTATCATATCACACAAAGGTGATATATTGTTTGACAAGTTTACCAATATAGTTAGATTTGAAAAATATAAAAACTTTACAAGGTTACAACAAACATAGGAGATAATATGACTGAAAAAAAAGAACTAAAACTAATACCACCAACAGATCCAAGGGTACTAACAGCAATCGCACCATTTCAGGACGATATGTTAAAAGAAGAAGGATTTAAAGATAGAAAAGAGCTATCTGATTCTATGTTTGAAGCTATGAAGAAATATGGTGGCATAGGTTTATCTGCCAATCAAGTAGGTTTGCCTTTTAATATGTTTGTTATGGGCAATCATTTAAGTTTAGAAAATGGTTTAAAAATGACCTGTTTTAATCCTATGATTATATCGGCTAGCGAGGAAACAGTTGTAATGAAAGAGGGTTGTTTAACTTTTCCTTTTGTATTTTTATCTATTACAAGACCTCGTAAAGTTGTGGTAAAATACACAGATGAAAATGGTGAACTAAAAGAAGGCCATTTAGATGGTATGATGAGTAGAATATTCCAACACGAATATGACCATATGTTAGGTAGAGTATTTACCGAACACGCTAGTAAATTAAAATTAGATTTGGCTTACAAGAAAGCTGAAAAGATGATGGATAGACTTCGTAAGGGAGGCCAAATCGTTGAAAAAATCTAAGAAGACATATATTCACGTAAACCAACACGTGATAAGGAGTAATAAAAAAAATGAAAGAAACGATCCAGTTATTACGGTTAAGCAAGGTAGTAAGAATGTTTATTGCCATAAAGTGGCTATTAACGGACCATCCGTTGTGGTTTATGGCGGTAATGATAAGCCTTTATTGCCTTGTGGTGCTCGTGTAGTTATTGAAACTGAGGCCAGCGTTGACATTTTAAAATAAGTGTGATATTATAATATATATTATGAGTAGTGAAGAACAATTTGTTGAAAATCAATACAAAGAGTGGTGTGAAAAAAATGATATATCTAAAGTAGAAGATATAGACCAAAAAGAACTTAAAGAAAAAGTTGAAAAAGATTTAGCCTTTGTATCTAAGATGACCGTACAAGAATATACTTTGTACGAAAAGTGGATAGAAGTACACGAAAAATATCCTACAAAACAAACAAATAGTTTCTTTGATGACAAGCCTGCCTTAGTTGATCCACAACAAGAGGCCTTTATAAAGTCAGTTAAAAATAATATTTGGATTCCAGAATCACCAGATGATATTGACAAACTAGAGCCTGTATTAGAGTTTACAGATGATACCGAAACTAGATTTGATGGTTCTAAAAAACGAGGTGATTTATCAGAAAAGTGGAACACATTAAGAACCTTTTTATCTACAATGAAAAACAATTCTAATATTGGTCGCCAACTATTTTTTATAGTAAAAGATAATAGATCAGACAAATACCTTGGTGTAATTTGTATATCAGGTGACTTTATGGATTTAACTCCAAGAGATCAATCCATAGGTTGGAGTAGAGAAATTAAAACATTTAGTGGTAAGATTAATCATACAGCCATAGGGTCATCCATAGTACCAACACAACCTTTAGGTTATTCATTTACAGGCGGTAAATTATTAGCTTATCTATGTTTAAGTGATGATGTACAAAGAATATGGAAAGAAAAATATGGTGATGTATTAGTAGGTGTAACTACAACAAGTTTATATGGTAAAGCAAAGGCCAACACACTATCTCAATATGATGGTTTAAAGTATTGGAAAAGAATGGGCTTTACAACAGG